GGCGGGGGCGGGGGCGGGGGCGGGGTCGAAGCCGACCTGTTCGGAAGAAACCTTGAGAGGCATCAATGAAACCCGTCAAAATGAAAATGATACGAGCCTACGATCAGAAGTGCCGCAATCAGAAACCATCCAGCGCCGGGGACGCGCTTATAGATCAACCATCCGGCAGTCCACATGATTGACGCCGGAAATGCCAAAGAGAAAAAAATCAGCAGAGTTTCCAAAATGTGGCCCATCCCATTATGCCCCTCGGTCCACATCAAACCGCCCGGCCATGTCCGCGCAAGCAAACGCCGTCGCCATCAGCGCCGCCAGATCCTCGCTGGGCAGGTCGCCGTACATCCCGAGCAGCGTGTCACGCAACCCTTCCAGGCTTTCGGCCTGCTCGACCTGGGCAGCGATAATGTCCAGCCAGCTTTTCAGCGTGGGCGCGGCCTGTTCGGCCAGCCGGGCGACGTAAGTGTCCACCGGGCCGGGATCGACAGCGGCGGGCAGTTGCGCCGACGCCGCCGCCAAGGCCGACGGGTCCGCAGGGCCGGGGCTTGCCCTTCCTGCCGTGGCGGTCAACGTCGTCTCGCCGTCCTCCGCCTGCGGGATCTTCAACTTTTCGTGCAGGTAGCGCGTGGGGATGCGGTCCATGCCAACCACCACCAGCTTGGGGATGGCGTCGGCATACAGCGCCAGGTCGTCGGCCTCCATGGTGTCGAACTGGAACGACGGGCAGCGGCCTTGCTCGAACAGCCCGTTGAGGATTGCGACGGGATAGACATAATCCCGCGTCAGCGTCCCGGCCAATTGGATGGCATCGTCGTTGCGGATGTCCAGCCGCACTTCGTTATGCACGTCGCCCAGGCTGCGGTTGCCGTTCGCGCCGGTCTGGCTGGTCAGGGTGCCGCCCAAGATCGCCTTGGACTGGGTGCCTTCGCACCAGTCAATCATGAGCCTGTAGCCGTCCGCCCCGCCTGATCCCATGGACTGCTTGAAGTCGATCTCCATGCCCTGCGGGACGATGCCGCCGGCGTTATGGCCCAGGCTCATGACGGCCTTCATCAACGCTTGCTTTTCGGCATTGCCAGAATTGGGCGGGTACTTGCCCAGGCGCAAGGGCATCCCGTAGGTTTCCAGGAACTCGGCCAAATCCTGGACGCTGTAGTTTTTCCACAGGAAAGGCCAGGCCAAGGTGCGGTGCAGCCCGGAGCGGGCGATGTAGCCGGATCTGGACTTATGGATGTGGACGATCCAGCCGAACGGCTCCAGCGCGACACCATACGGCTCGGACGGATCGCGCAGGCGCAGTTCGTTGCGGCTTTTCAGCGGCGTGGTGAACCAGGACGGCTCGCGGTGGTGGGGAACCGGCATCCAAAAGCCGTCGGTGCGTTGCCATTCCAATTCCAGCCCGGAATAGCCGTGGCCAATGGCATCCAATGCGTCGAAGACGGGGTTGTCCTTCATCCACGCATCCTTGATCTTTTCCTCCAAGGCCGCCGTCGCCTTGCGCTCCCTTGAGGAGGCGTTGCGCGGCGGCTGGAGGCTCCAGTCCAGCCCCTTCACCGCCATCTTGCGCTTGTGCATCTCGGCGAAGATATGGCCGTCCTTCTCTTCCATGTCCTGGAACAGTTCCGCCTGGCGTTGCAGGCTGCCGGTCTCCGCCTCGCGGTAGATGGTCGCCAGCTTTTGCGGCGTCAAGCCCCGGCCCGGATGCGCCGGCACCTCCATTGCCAGCATCGGGTTGGCTTCGGATTGCGGGGTGTCCAGCGTCTGGGGCTTGACCAGACGGCCTAGCCAGTCAAAAAAGCTCATGTGATTTCCTCCTCACCACGTCCCGCCGATGGTTTCGGCCTCTTCGCCGAAGAATTCGTCTTCGTTAGATACGCCATGGCGGCGCGGGGCGGCTTCAAACTCGATAGGCCCGCCCACCATCGTCACCATGGCAAAATGCCCCAGGAACAGCGAGATGGCGAAGTCGCCGTGGCGCTGCACCTTTTTGCCCTTGCCTTCGGCGTCCTTGGTCTGGGTCTTGGCCTTGGGCAGCTTGGGGATGCCGTCGATCTTCTTGATGGCGCGGAGGTCGTCGCGGCATTGCTCGTCACGCGGGATTTCGTCGAGCGTCGCATCCTCCAATGCGGCCTTGAAGCGCGGCATGTTCTCCAGATAGAACTTGTCGTTTAGCTTGACCTGCTGGATGCGCTGGTGGCCGTAGAGGTCGGCGGCGTATTCGGCCAGGTCCGCGCCGTTGCCGCCCGCGTCCAACGCGCCGGCGCGGAAGTTCGGCAGGCGGTCGCACAGGAACTTGAATATCTGCTTTTGCTGGGCGAACGGGCAGTTGCCGATTTCGATCACGACACGCGGACGGATGACTAGGCTGGCGGATTCCTCCAGGGCGGTGAACACGGACAGGTCGCCGATGCGGGCGAAGTCCTCGCCGATGCCGTGCGGCCTGTCGGCGTCCAGACATTCCAGGGCCGGGGCAAGCTGCTCCTCGCACCAGGCCGCGACCTCGGCGGCGCGTTCCGGCTCCGGCAATAGGCCAAACTCGTCCGTCCAGCGGTTGCGCACGATGACCGGCGTCGCGGACATGCGCGACTCGATCAGGGCCAGGGGAATGTAGGTGCCGCTACCCTTGGATGGGACCACGTCCAATTCCTCGGCGGCGTCGTCGCCGTAGAAGTTGCGCACGTCCCCGACCCACGCGGCCTCGCCCTCCGGCGTCCAGGCGCGGCGCTTGCGCAGGCAGACGCGCCGGTACAGCCCGTCCGCCACCGCGTCGTCCAGCGTGATGCGGTGGATACTGCCCTTGCGCTTGCCCGCCCGAACCTCGTTTATCAGCTCGTTAAAGGGGTTGGTGTCGCCGTCGTGGGTGGAGATGATGCGCACCTTGTCGCCCCACATCAGCATCGCCATGGCGGCTTTTATCAGCCCCGGCAGGTCGGGGGCAAACGCAGCCTCGTCGATCACGATCACGCCCTGCTTGCCGCGCAGATTCGCCGGGCGGCTGGACAGCGCGACGATGCGCTTGCCGGATTTGGGGAAGTCGATCTTATAGAGCTTGATCTCCTTGTCGCCGTCGTCGAACACGCCCTCCTCGATCTCGCCAGCCGCCAAGTCGTACACCCGCGCCCACATCGCGGCGGCTTCGATGTATTCCAGGGCCATGTCCTGCGTGGCGGAAATATAAAACACATTGGAGCCGTCTGCGCTGGCGGCGATCAAAGCATCATCCGCCGCCTCGCCCCAGGTCAGCCCGATGCGGCGCGACTTCTCGGCGATTTTGAGCGGGGAATCGTCGGCCACCCAGCGTTGCTGGTAGGGCAGCAAAGCCGGGGGCGGAGCGGCTTGGTGGGCGTATGGGTTGAGGATGGCAAGCGGGTTGTTCATGCCGCAATCCCCAAAATCTTGCGCCGGATTTCATCGACCGAAGCGTCGGAAAGTCCGCCCTTGCTGGCGATTTTGGCGGCGGCTTCGGCGGCTTTGTTCGCCCTGGCCTGGACTTCGTCCTTCCACTTCTGGCTGGCAATGTCGGCCCGCCCCAAGTCGGCGACGGCGCGGGCAATCTTGGTGGATGTCTCTGCCAAAAGATGCACGTCATCCCCGGCCTCCTCTGCCTGGCGCAGGGCCACCGCCAATTTCAGCAGGCGCGTCTGCAAGGTGCGGATCGTCGCCTCGCGCACCACGCCCTCGGGGTCTTCGCTATCGGCCAGGCTGATTTTGGCGACATTGTAAAGCTGGCGGGTCTCGGCCATCTCGGCCTCAAACTCCGACTGAAATTCTTTGCCATGGCGATGCAGGGCGGTGCGGGAGATGCGGACCTCCAGCCCCTCCGCCGCCAGCCGTTCGTTGATCCAGCCCGTCAGCCCCTCATAATCAGAAAATCCACCGGCCACCAGCTTGGCGTTGAGTTCGTCCAACAGCGGCTTGGGAACTTCGGTGGCCAGCCTGGAGCGTTTAGCCATTGGGCGTGATCTCGCCGGGGCGGGGCTTGCGGATGCCGGGGATGGCGCGGTAGCCCTCGACATGCTCCGCGCCGGTGTCGGTCAGGGTGGCGATGTCCACGCCGCCGCTTTCGCGCAGCACCACGGCGTCCACGCCGCCCAGCCAGGCCATTTCGTTGCGCACCTGGGCGCGGGTGGTCTGGATGCCCTTGCCGTGCAATGCGGCCAGCAGGGTTTCCTGGTTCGCGGTGTAGCCCGGCTCGGCATAGAGCAGGGCGAGGATTTCAAAGCGGATGTCTTCTCGGCTCATGGTTCGCTCATCGGTTGTTTCTCATGCCGTCCAGCTTCCCGGAGACCTCGCCGATCTTCGAGCTGATGTCGGACAAAAGCTTATGCAGGTCGTCCACGCGCAAATGGACGGCGCGGAGGTCTTCGTGGTTGCGTTTGTGGATGGCGTCGATGTCATCCTGTCCGATGCCATCCTCGATACGGGTCTCGACCGCCCGCACCCGCTGGCCGACACCGTTGAGATCCTTCTCCAGCAGCTCCACCTTGTTCTTGATGCCCGCGTCGGCCCGCGAGAAGGCGACGAACACGGTCAGCGAGACCGTCCATAAAAATTGCAATGCCTGGATCAGCAGGCCGATGCTGTCGGGTGTCAGTTGCATGTCATTCCTGCCGTAGTTTGCGCCGCCGTTCAATCGCCTCCAGGCAGCCCACGCAAAACGCCGCCAGCGGCTGCGTTGCCAGCCGCTCCGGCGGGATTGGCTTTTCGCACTCCCAGCACAGCACGGCCCCCGTCTGGGCGTCGGTCAGTTGCGGCACTGGCAGGGCGCGCCTCCGCTGCTGTTCGAGGGCGATTTCAACGTCTTGTGCGGCATGGCGCGCGGACTCGTCGCCCGTGTCGCGCACCTCCCCGAATCCGCCCACCGAAAGCGAGGCCATGGCTATAAGCCCCTGCCGCCCAGCTTGTCCGGCAATGCCGCGCCGGCCAGGCCGGACAGCAGCATCGCGGCCGAGATCAGCAGGTCGGCCTCCTCTTGGTCGAGGCTGACCCCCGCCAGGCCGAAAGCGGCCATGACAAGGCCACGCAGCGTGGAGGTTTCGGAAAGCCGGGCGAACAGGTAGCGGACGGGCGCGCTCATAACAGCAGGACCAGCAGGACCAGCACGGCGGCGGCGGCGACCAGCGCCTCTCGCGTCTCGTGGGGGTGGGCTTCGTAGATGTCCAGCGGGACCAGGAGGATGTTGGCGACGGGTTCGGGCAATTGCATGGCAGTGTCCTGGTTGGCGGGTTGGCGGGAGGGTCAGGCGATGACGCGATACCACTCGCGGGCGGCGTCGGCCCCGGAATGGGTGGTCGGCGCGTTCCAGGACGCGCACGGCTCCGCGCCACACGGCTCCGCGCCACACGGCTCCAAGACTTCGCGCAGGCGGGCGCGTTCGTTTTCGACAAACAGCCAGCCCAGCCCGAGGACGCACAGCAGGGAAAAGACGATCAGTTTCAGCATGGCAAGGCGCTCCAAAATCGTGATGTCCCTCGCCCAACCGGCCCCGGAACTCCGGGGCCGGGCAAGCTTGGCGTGGTGGGTGTGGTGGGTGTGAAGCGGGAACGCCCTGGTGTCGGTTTTTCCATGCCGTCCGGCGATGGCTGGTGCAGGGGGCGTTCCCATGGGGAGCCATGATAGGGATGTGCGTCGGCCATGTAAGGCCAAAGCCTTTGGTAAAAGGCGCAAAAAAGCCCGCTCGGGGCGGGCTTTTGGAGGGGAATGCAATGCCTTTAACCGATGTCAGGCCCGCCCCCAGGCTCCGGCTCCTCCAGCGGGTCGATCATTTGCCACAGGGCCAAAAGCCCGTCCAGCAGCACGTCGGCGTTGACCGCCTGGCGGAAGTCCAGCTTGCGCACCACGCGCTCCGGGGGGAAGGGGATGATTTCGGCGCTCATGGCGCGGCCCCTTGCGCCGCCCCGACCTGTTGCGCCGCGCTCCCGGCCAAGCGTTGTAAGCGGTGTTCGACAGCCTTATGGGTGCGCCCCAATTCTTTGCCAATGCTGCGGTAGCCAAGCCCTTCGCCACGCAACCTAAGCAGGTCGGCATCTTCCTTCTCGGTCCAAAGGTACGGGTTTGCCGCCCGTGTTGCCGCACGGGCTTGGCCCGCCTGGGCTTTTCCCGCCAGATCCAGCGCGTCGCGCCCGGTCACTACCACGGGGGCCGATTGCAACGCGGCGCCGGCGTCCTCCCATGCCGACCAAAGGCGGTTGAACTCGGCCAGCGTCAGCGGGCCTTGGGGGATGTGCAGGTAGCCGCCGGTCTTGCGGATCGTGGGCAGGATCTCGTCGCAGACCTTGCGCTCGAACGGCTCGGCCTGCGGCTTGTTGCTCTTGATGATGAGGCGGTAGAGGTTGCCTTCGTTGATGAAGGTCGGGTACTGGATGCGGCCTAGGCTGTCTTGGATGGGGTAGCGATTCGCTACCCCATCCGGCTTGCAGTGCTTCTTGATGGCGTCGCTGTCGTTGGCGTAGCCGAGAATGTCGCAGGCGTCCTTGGCGCAGAACCACGGGTTGCCGTGTTCGTCGGCCTCGACGCGCAGTTGACGGGATTGGAACTCAAATGAGATGAGTTGGGTGGACATGGTTGATCTCCGAGTAAACGCTTGAAAATCCACCAACCCACTGACATAGGGGTGGTGGACGGCATAGGGATGTCAGTACCGAACCCGGAGAGTCGGCCCATCTTGCGATGGCCCCATGCCGCCCACCATAATTCGGGCAAACGGGCATGAAAAAACCTGCCGCGCAGGTTTCGGCTCACGGGTTCAGTGTGCGGGCTGACATTCCCGCCCCTAGTGCGCTAGGGACGGGAGAACACTAAACCCAAAGCCTGCTTTTTGTCAAATCTTGTAAAAAATTTCCTTTCCATTGCCAATCCATGCCGTTACATTCCGTGTTTTTTTTCAAAGCGAGCACGCCATGAAAAAACCGTCTCTCCTATTGGCCTTGCTGATCCTTTCCAGCCCCAGCCATGGCGGGGCTTACAAGTGCAAGGATGCCCTGGGCAAAATCATTTTTTCCGACACCGCCTGCTCTGGAACCGAAGCCGAACCCGTCCGCATTGAAAAGACAGTACAGCCACCCACGCAGGAAGAGGCTTTGCAAAAATGCTATCAATTGCACTCGTCTCATCCGGTTGGGTACAAAGACCGCGAAAGCCTTCGCATGGAGGGCGGCCACGTTGAATGGGTCGCCGTCAGGGGCATCGGGGCCGTAAGGATGTTGACCGTGTTAATCAACGCCAAAAACAGCTATGGGGCCTATGCCGGACCGAAGCCCAATAATTGCTTATGGATGGCAGATGGCAGGATCATTGATTCACATGGCTTTGACGTCATACCTTAAAGGGCCATAGGATGCGGTGAGCCTTAGCGAACCGCATCAATCGTGAACGGTGCGGTTCGTTCCTCACCGCACCCTACGGCCCTAGGCTCTCAGGCCGAATAGCGTTTCCGGGTAGCAGGGCCGTAGGGCGCAATAGCGTACTCGCGTATTGCGCCGTATGAGACACGCCAGCCTTACGGCGGAATACGGCGGAGTACCGCCTATTCCGCCCTACGCGGGCTACGCGGGCTACGCGGGCTATTCCGCCCTACGCGGGCTGTCCCCGTCAAACAAGCCTTCCTGCCTGCCTTTCTCCGCCAGCGCCCGCTGGCGGCGGACGATGTCGTAGATGGCCTGTTCGCTCTTGCGGTATTGCGACGCGAGGGCGGCGCAGTTGCGCCCGTCGAAGCGGGCGAAAATCTCGGCTTCGGCCTGGCCGGCGTGTATGTTATCCCCCTTTGGGATGTAGAACTGTAGCCCGCCGTGGACAAACCGCACCTCCTCTGCCGCCTCGAACCCGATCCTGAGCGCGTCCGGCTTGCTGTGGCCCGCCGCCTCCAGGCGGCGGGCGACGGCCAGGACGATCAGCTCCAGCACCTCGTGGTAGCCGTCCGGGATGTTTTGCGCCGCGCCGGCCCGGTATTCCAGGGTGGCGGCGGCGGCGAGGATTTGCGCGGCCTGGTCTGACAGTTGCCGAATGGCGGTGAGGAGGGCGGGAGTCATGTCAGCGTTAGCTCGGTAAGGGTCCATACCATTCTCGTTTGCCAATAACGGAGAGTGAGAATGTCTGAGAATCTCCGGCAAAGTAAACGTCAAAGCCATATGGAGCCGGTGATATAAACGCCAGTCGCATTTCCGGTTTTGCGTTTCCCAGGAATCTCCATGCGTAATATCCCGGCGCTGTGGGTAGATCACGTGACCAGCCTAAGACGCAGCTAGAGGCGGCTTCGTTCTGGTTTTGTTTAGTGTTCACGGTCATGCCGTCGCCCTCCCGGCCTTCTGCGCGGCTTTTTCCAGCGCCGCGACGATGCCGCGCAACTGGCCGATGCCGAGCCATTCCAACCGTTCGACCTTGTACATGCGCTTGGCCATGCCGACGGCGTAGGCCGTCGGCTTCCCGGCCTCGGCGAGGTAGGCGTCGATCTTGTCGAGAAGGGCTTGTTTGCTGGCCGCGCCTTGCGGCTTCGGACCCGCGTGGTTGGGGCGGGTGTCCACAAAGCCCAGCTCGCGCATCCTGGCCAGGACGTTTTCCAGGCCGGAGGCGTCCAGCTTGGTCGAGCTGGGCGTCTCGCCGTCCGCCAGCACCGCGCCGCCGTAGTGCTTGAGGATGGCGCGGTAGCTGTCGTCGTCAATTTGTAGCTGCTTCTGGGCGATCTTGATCTTCTGGACCAGGGCGGAGCGGGTCTTGGGGGTCATGGCAATTTCCAACCGTTGAGTTTGTATGTTTTGACAAGGTCAGGGCCGGGAACCAACACAGTATTTGTGCAGTGTTCGCACTGCCACCATTCCCCGCACCACTTTTGTTCCGGTGTTCCTGGTGGCCTAGCCTTCATTGCCCCATGTCTGTCACATGTTGGGATGTCTTTCATGGCGTTCTCCCGTGTGTTTATGGCTTTTCCAAGCGCCTTCTAATGGTGTTAGACGTTATCTTTATCGCGTATCTCCTGTGAAACGCGGTTCGCCTCTTGAATCAGATAGTCCTCTATCTGGTCTGGGTTTTTCCCATGTTTCGATAACTCATCAGCAATGCTATCTATCAAAATCTGTATCTCTAAATCATCCATATCTAAACCTCAGTTCGAGCGGACGCGGGGCCGCTCAACATGGCGTTAAAAGGCGCTTGGAAAAACGGCCGGGGTCGCCCCCGGCCTTGGGTTCACTGGGCCGAGAAGTCCAGGCGGACCCTCTCGGGTTCTTTGCTCTGGTTCCCAAGCGGAGCTTGGGAGCAAGACAATTAAAGGGTTTGGTTTGATGGTGGCGCGGGCCGCTCGCCCAGGTAGCTGAGGCTCTTCACGATCAGGTTGCCCGCCGGCTGGAAGCCCCGTTTGCCCTTGTTGGCCTCGTCCATCCTCTTTTCCACATAGCCCCGCAGCTCCTTCATCAAATCGCCTTCCTCCAGGATCGGGCGGCTGGCGTTGACGACCCCGCTGAACGTGGTGACGGAGCCGTTCTGGCACTCGCGCTCGGCGTAGACGAAGTAGGCGTGGGGCAGCGGCTCGGTCGTTTCGGCCTGCGGAGCGGGTTTCGTCGGTTTTTTCGTGTTGCTCATGGCTTTTCTCGGTTTTGGGTAACATTAACGTGACAGGGTAGGCCAAACTGCTAATAGGGCCGGGGTCGCCCCCGGCCTTTGGCTTACTGGGCCGAGAAGTCCAAGCGGACCATCTCGGGCTTCTGGCTCTTCTCCTGGCGGTAGAAGCGCAGGTAGGGCCGGGTGGCGACCCAGCGCGCCGCTGCCTTGAGCGCCCGGACCGCCTCGTCCCATTCCGCGTCGGCCTCGCCCTCGACGCTGAGGGAGGTCAGCTCCCACAGCTTGTCGGCATTGATCTCGCCCTTGCGGTCCTTGCGGAAGGCCATCTCGACCAGCGCCTTGGCGTGTTTATTCATGCCGTCGGTCCAACGGTTCAGGCACGAGTCGAACAATGCTTTTACAGCGTCGAGGTCGGAGCCGAAGACGATCTTCTTGCCGACCGACAATTGCACCGACAAGCGCCCGTCGAAGCTGCGCAGGTCGGCGTAGCCGGTCGGCGACACCCGATCCAGGCCGTACTTCTCCATCGCTAACGAACGGAACGCCTCCACGTCGCCGAACGCGGCGGCGCGGAACTCCGCCAGCGCCTTTTCCACGGCCTCGGCTTTGGCGAACAACTCACGGACAAAAGCGTCTTCGTCCAATATCGCCGGGGCGACGGATTCGACCGGGACCAGATGGCCCAAGCCGTTCATGATCCAGCCCTCGGGGATGGCGCGTTCGATGGGTTTCATCTGTGCGTTCATCTTATTTCCCCCCCGCCTCGTAATAGCCCACGGAGTCCGCGAATGCCTTGGCGACCTTGGCCTTGACTGCCCTCTTGGCCGGGACTTCCACCGGCGCGCCGGTGGCCGGGTTGCGGGCGATCCGCGCCTTGCGCTCCACTAGCCCCAAGCGCACGATGCCCGGCACGTCAAACGCCTCGCCCCGCGCCACGGCCCTGGCGGCGGCTTCGGACAGCAGACGCAAAACCTGCCCGATTTCCGACTTTGCCAAGAGTGCCTCACCGGGCCGCTTAGACATGTCGGCGATTTCATCAATCAATTCTTTTTTGGTCATGGCAATCTCTCACTCTCAGTTGTCGTAATGGTAGGTAAAGTCATCGCCCTTGGGCTTGGCCGGGGCGGGCGGGCGTCCGGGGCGGCGCAGCGCCCCGGACTTTATCAGCGCAAAACCGGCAAAGAGCAGGCAAGCGCCCAATAGAAAAATCAGCCAGCCATTCATGGTTATCTTCTCGGTTGCTCAAGGTTGGGCCGGATAGCGACGGTCGCCAGCGCCGGGCCGGTTGCGCCCGCATGCCGCCGTTCCGCCTCGACCGGCCAGTCGAAAGGGATGATGAAGGGGGCCGGTCGGTCGGCCCCGACCCGGTCGATTTCGGCGCGGCAGGCCGCGCAGATGCTCCCAATGCCGCTTTTCCTTTCCGGGGCGGGCGGATACGCGGCGCGGGGCTTTATCTCCTTGCACTGGCGGCACATCCTGTGCGAGCCGGTAAAAACGCCTTTCATGACCGGGCCTCCGCATCGCCTGAAATGCCGGTCCAGTAGATCCAGCAGCCCGCCAGGGTTGTGCCGCAGTAGTCGGCCTCCGCCCCGGCGGCGGACGATTCCATCCAAGCCTTTTCGGCGAGGTAGCTGCCGGGGCCGGGCGCTTCAATACGAAGGATGGGCTGGCCGTCGCGGGTCGCGCCGTCCACGCCGAGCAGGTTGTAGCCGTTGCCGCGCAGCCATTCCGCCGTCCGCTTGGCGGCGTCGAGCGTGGCCCGCAGCCCCGCGTCGGTTTGCAAGGGGAGATTGCCGATGAAGCCCAGGGCTTCGGCCAGGGCTTGGCGGCGGCGTTGCCATCCGCCCAGATGCAGGATGGCGGCGCTCATGCTTCGCCCCCCATCAGCCCGACGCTTTCCGCCGTCTCCGGCTTGTGCCAGGTCACGACGCAGCGGCGGTTGACGGCCAATTGCCAATGGCTCTTTGCCCGGACGCCTTTTTTGGCCTGCGCCACGTCAAAGCCTGACAGGCTGGCGGCTTTGATGGCGTCAAGCGCCGGGTTGTAGCGGATGCCGATGTCGATGACGCCGTTCTTGACCAGGGCGCCGAGCAGCTTGGGATCGACGATGCCGTGCCGGCGCAGCGCCTCGACGGCTTGCTTGAGGCTTTCGGCACACTCGGCCAGCCGGATTTGGGCGGGCTGGCCGGACGGCCTCGGCGTCCGGCGCATGCGTTCGATCTGCGGACTAGCTTGCATGGCGCACCTCCGCATCGACCTTCACCATGAACGGGATATTCAGGCCGTCAAATTGCAGGGCGAACCCCCAGACGTTGTCACCCAGGTGCGGAAGCTTGGCGATGATTGGGGCATAGCAGCGCGCCTGTGCTAAGTCGGCGGCGGCGCGCAACTCCATGCCGTCCACCTCGGCGCAAAACGCCGCCGCCTCGTCAGGCACGAGCGCCGCCGGGAACATCTCCGGCAAGCCAAACTCAATGATTTTCATCTTGCTGTCCTCTCAAAAAGTTGCGTTGAAAATGCGCCCGTCGGTGTTGCGGCGGCTGTGTGTTTGGGTGGGGCCGCGCACGTTTTCGCCTTGGCACACGGCCCGGATTGGTCGGCCCGGCCATGCGGGGTTGCGCGGCGGGCAGGCTGCGCGGCCCGCGTCGGTCAGGGAATAACGGCTTTGGCCGCGCCGGCCAGACGACTCCACATACCCCTTGCGGACGAGCGTATCCAGAACATTCCCGGCGTCGCTAAATCGCTCGTCCAGCGTCGTTCGTCCCAGCGGCCCTGCCCGCAGCGCCTGGAGCATCTGCGCTTGGCTGTACGTGGGCCGAAATGGCGTGGGCATTTCATCCATGAAGCGCTTGATCTTGTGCATGCATTGCTTGCAATAGGTGGCGCGCCCGCCCGCCTTGCTCCTGTTCCGGCAAAACATCGACAGGTCTTTTTCGACTCCGCACTTGGGGCAGACTTTGGATGGATTTTCATGGGTTGGGGTAGCGTTCATGGCTCTTCCTCGCAGTCTTTAGGTTGTATGTGGCCGTCCCGGCGCAGGGCGGCGAGCATGGCGTTCCAGACTGCTTCGGCCAAATCTTTGGCCTCGGCATGGTCCAGGACGGTGCCGTATTCGGCCCCTCCAATCGTTTGTTCCAAAATGGCTTTCGCCCCCGCCCACACCATGCCCCGCGTGGGCAGGTCGGTTTTGTCCGGGCAGCTTGTCAGCAGCCCTTTCAGTTGGTTGGCTAACATGATTAACCTCCGGCCCGCCGCAGCGGGCATGTCTTGCACGCCGTGTACATGCGGACGCGCAAAGGGTTGGTGGCCGCGAAGGGCTTGGCCTGCCAGTCCAGGCAGTCCTTCGCGGAGATTTCGCCCAGTTGCGGGCAATCGACGGTCTTTTGCATCAGCGCCCCGCGCACCCGCTCCTCGACCATCGCCGTGCTGGCGGCGTACTTGCCGCCCAGCACTTGGGAGATGGTGCTGCCCGTCACGCCGAGGCGCTTGGCCACGGCGGACTGGGAGGATTCGGCGCAGGCTTGGCGGAGCGCCGCCAGCCAATCGGCTTCATCCGGCTTGGTCATTGGCAACCTCCTTGCCGTCCGTCCAAACATTCCGGCGGCTGGCCGTCGTCGGCCCCGCGCTTAACCGCGCCCTGGTGCGCAATGCCTTTTTCAGCCCGACGCCAGACGACCGCCCCCCGGTTGGGGTCGAACACTTGCCGCCCGCCGCGCTGCACCATCGGCGGCTGCGGGCCGCTGTTCTTCGATGCGATAAAGCGGTAGCGGGCCAGGGTTCCCGGCCTGCTTTTGCTGGCCAGGGCCAGATAGCCCGCCCTATGCAGGAAGCGTAGGTAGTCGTTGGCGAGGCGCGCAGGCACTTCCAGTTCCGGCAGGCTGGCGGCAAGGGCGGCATCGGCAGCATTGAACTCCCGCAGGATTTTTATCGTCCGCCAGAGTTGCTCCCGCATCTGCCCCTGGGTGACGGCCTCCCCGTCGCGGTTGATGCGCGGGGCTTCCACGCCCACATCGCGGACGAGTTCGTAGACTTTCCCCGTCAAGGGGTGGTCGGCGGCATGGCGGACATGGCCCGCCTTTTCCAGCGCCTCCACGTAACTGCGCACCGTCTGGGGATAGATGCCGCCCGGCAATGCGCCCCTCAAGTTTTTGAGGTTGAAAATCCTCAAAGCCCTAATCTTTTCCCAAATCCGCTGGCGCGGCGTCTTGCCGCCGGCCAAGGTCAAGTCAATCGGTTTCCGCGTCATCAGCCCTTCCTCGTCGGCGCGTCGCCGGTATAAAACTGGAATCCGGCCATGTCGGCCAACGTGACACGGGCAAGCCCGGCGGCGGCGGCGTCTTTGTTCAGCTTGTCGAGGTTGACGCTGATGCGCCGCGCCACCCCCTTGACCTTGCCAACCAACAGTTCCAGCACGTCGGCGTCGATCATGAGGCCGGGGGCGTAGATCCGCGCCAAGTGCACGGCATCCTCCACGCTGGCAGGCTGCGCCAAGACCCACTCCAACACGCGGTTGTGGAAGCGCTCGGACTGGGCGCGGATTTTGGCCGGGGCGTTTTCCTCGCCGATCAACACGATGACGCCGTTGCTGCCCTCGTAGAGGTCGCGGATGATTTCCAGCATGTTGCCCTTGTCGAGGAGGTGGTCCACCTCGTCAATGATGAGCGGACGCTTGGACAGCGCCAGTTGCTCGCTGATCTGGTCGGCCATCTCGTAGTTAGACTTGGCCGGGACGATGCCCATCTCCTTGAGGATCGCCAGCAGCAACGCCTTGCGCGTCCAACTTGATTGGCAGGCGACGTGGTAGGCGCGGTACTTATTGGCCGAGAAGCAGGCCGCGAAGCTCTTGCCCAGCCCGGACCAGCCGGAGAAGCAGACGATCCCCGGCAGCTCCTGGTTGCGCTCCGTCGCCCGCCGCACGGCCCCGGCCAGCAGCGAGACGTTCATCAGGGGCGCGATGTGGCCTTGCGTCTTGGCGGTTTCGTTCAGGGTCATCATCGGTCACCACCCTTTTCTTTCTGGTTTTCTTGCGTCATAATTTCGCCTTGTTTCGGTTTGTGTTCCCGGCGCATCAACGCCGGGTTCTGCTTTAAAGCCCGGTTGAACGGTCATTCATCCGGGTTTTGACGGCCCCGCCAGCGAGGCCGCAGGAGCCAAGTCGCGCTCCACCTCTTGCACCATCTTCCAGAAGTCGCCTGTCTGGAAGCTGTCGTAGAACCGTTGTTCCGCCGCGTCCAATGCCGCGCCGTCCCGCCGCCTTGCGTCCAGCCGCCGCCAGTAGGCCATCTTCGCGCCGTCGTCCATCCCCAGCACGTTGACCTTCGCGCCTTCCTCCGCCAGCCGCCGGGACTCTTCCCGCGCCCGCTCCACCAAGCCGCCGTCTGGCTTCGGCG